CCGATCCTGCCGTTCAGTGAGATTTCAAAACGCGGGGCTGGCATGTATAAAGGTAAACCACGCGCCGGAAGCATAGACAGCGATGCGACCGACTTACCAGTCGGTAGAGGGCGGTGCAACTCCGACCCCGGCGCTTTTTCTCGATACTCGTGAAATGCGATAAAATGACACAAGACCCCATCACCCAATCCTGCGAAAAGCTGCTCGAACAGCCGCACGGCACGCGCATCCGCGACTCGCTGCTGATGATACGCCGGGCCGTGGAAAACGGCTGGGAGATACCCGACGACTGGACCAAGACGCTGCCGAAGGTCATGGCGCAGATCGTCGCGGACCCGCAGCGCAGCGATCGCGTCAAAATTAGCGCGATGAAGGTGCTCGTGTCGATGCAAGGTAAAAACGTCGATGCGGCCTTGGCGTTGGATAAGATCGAGCGTCTGGACGGCGGCGAGCCCACCGAGCGTACCGATCACACATTCGCCGAGCGCCCCACCGACGAAGACCTGCAAAGATGGCGAGAAGAACACACGGGGGGCGACTGATGCGCCTGCTGGCGATCCTCATCATGATTGCATGGACCCCACAACCCGGCCCGCAAGCAGCGTTGATCAAAGCGGGCACGGACTGCTTTATCGACGAAGTGTTTTATGGTGGAGCACGCGGCGGGGGAAAGACTGATGGCATGCTCGGCGACTTCGGTGTGCATGAGCAGCGGCATGGGCGTCTGGCGCGTGGCATCTTCTTTCGGCGCGAATTGAAGCAGCTCGACGATGTAATCGAGCGGGCCAAGGAGCTATACGCCGGGATCGCTGACTACAACGAGCAAAAAAAGACCTTCAAGTTCAGGTCGGGTGCGTTGCTTCGATTCCGGCAGCTCGACAGGGACCGGGACGCTGTAAAATATCAGGGCCAGGCGTTCACGCGCGTGTACTTTGAGGAACTGACCAACTTCCCCACGGACAAGCCCTACCGAAAACTCATGGCATGTCTGCGCTCGGCGCATGGCGTACCCTGCGGCATGCGGTCAACGGGCAACCCCGGCGGCGTCGGTCACAACTGGGTCAAGCGTCGATTTATCACGTCGTCGCCACCGATGCAGCCGATCGTTGAAAACATCGCCGGCAAGCGGTGGGTGCGTGTGTTCATCCCGGCTCGCTTGGAAGACAACCCGAAGCTGTACACCAATGACCCGATGTACGAGGCCCGCTTGCACCTGGTCGGCGACGCGCAATTGGTCAAGGCGTGGCTCACTGGCAACTGGGATATCACGTCTGGCGGCATGTTCGATGATCTTTGGGATTACGATACCCACGTGGTCAGGCCGTTCGATATACCGTCTTCGTGGCTGATCTTCCGCGCCTACGACTGGGGCGACGCCAAGCCGTTTAGCGTTGGCTGGTGGGCTCGATCGGACGGCACGGGCGACGATGAGGTTGTCCCGATTGTGCCGCGCAATTCGATGTTCAGGATTGCCGAATGGTATGGTTGGAATGGCCAGCCCAATGAGGGACTCGGCATGACAGCCAGCGACATCGCCAGGGGCATCGTCGAGCGAGAACGAGTCATGGGCATCCACAGCCGCGTCATGGCCGGGCCGGGCGACATGCCCAAGTCACAGCCGGGCGAGGAACCGATGCGATCACGCTTCGCGCGGGAGGGCGCTTCATTCACCGACGCGAACAAGCTGAAAGCGCCGGGATCACGGGCCAACGGTTGGCAGAAAATGCGCGAGATGATGAAGGCCGCGACCAAGCAGCACCTCGAAGACCCTGCGATCTTCGTGTTTGAAAATTGCACCGACGGGTTCATACGAACGATCCCGACCCTTCCGCGCGACGACAAGAAGCGTGACGACATCGACACCGAAGCCGAAGACCACTGCGCCGACGAAAGCCGTTACGCGCTGACCTACAGCCCGATCGACCTGCCGACCACCGGGCAGTTCGCATTTGGAGTCAACTGATGCAAATTCCTGAAATTACCACGCTGCCCGAAACAATGGATCATGGCGTGTCGCTGGCTGCGAGCATGCCAAATAGCAATGAGCAGCCGCCACGAGTCGGCGATGAACGTACCGGCGTACAATCCAAACACGATGACATGATGGGTGGCGTCGGCCAGATTCTCGGCCAGATGTCGAACGTGCCGGGCTGGGGAACATGCCCCGGCCCGACGTTCCAGACCTACCGGCAGATTCAAAAAAACCCGATCGTAGCCATCGGCCGCATGGTCATTGATGCGCCGGTCAAGGCCGCGACGTGGTCGATCGAATCCGACGAAGGCGCGCCCCGCGATGCGTCCGACCTGATCGAGTCCGCGCTGCTCGACATGCGGCCGCTGATCATGCAGTTCGCATTGCAGATGCTCGACTTCGGCTTTCAGCCGTATGAATTGGTCTGGAAGGACGTGTCCGGCGCGGTGCTGCCGACCAAGTTCAAGGCGCTAAAGCACGACAAAACGAAGATTCTGGCCGACAAACGCACAGGCGCGTACCGAGGCATCCGACAGGGCGACGTTACCCTGTTGCCATCGAACACACTGCTTTTTACCCATGACCCGGAAACGACCGACGATTACTACGGCAACTCGCTTTACGAAAACATCCGCAAGTCCGCCTGGTGGCCGTGGGAGCGATCGCTGCAGCGCGAGGGGCAGTTCACCACGAAGGTCGCCGGTACAACGGTGGTCGTGAAGTACCCGATGGGAAGCGGCAAGGACATGCACGGGGCCAAGGTCGACAATTACGATTTGGCGAAGAAGCTGCTGGCCAACCTGTCAGCCGGGGCCGGCGTCGCCATGCCGAAGATTTACGAGAGCTGGGCGACCGATGCAATCGCACGCGGGGCTGATCCTGAAAAGCTGCTGGCCTGGACGATCGACTATCTGGAACCCGGCCGAGGTCATCACGAACAGATGATCGCGGGCATGCGGCACAAAGAGGCGAACATGCTGCGCGGCCTGATGGTCCCCGAGCGATCAGTCACCGAGGGCAAGTTCGGCACGAAGGCCGAGTCCGAGACGCAGGCCGGGATCGCGATGGCGTTCAGCGCCGAAATCCTGCAACAGATCATCCGATGCCTCAACTGGTACGTCGTCGATCGCATCCTGCGCTTCAACTACGGCGAGCAGGCGGTGGGGACGGTGAGGCTGATCGCCGAAGAACTGATCAATGAAAAGAAAATGCTGGTGCGCGAGCTGGTCAAAGAGATTCTGGCGAATCCCGTCAATGCTGATCTTTGGATGACGATGACTGACGTTGCGGCTCAGCTCGATCTGGCCGGCCTGCCGACGCCCGAGGGTGGCGTACCGGATGATCCGGCTCAGGCTCGACGTGGCGAGCCGTCAGACGATCCGGGCGACGATGGCGGGCTGTCTGGCGAGATTGGCAGGCTAACGCATGCCTGATCTGAACCTCAACCACGCAGAGGAAACGGCCGACCTGATCATCGACCTATGGGTGATGGCCGGACGATTTAAGTCGCACCGCTTGGCCGAAGTGCGTGATGCGGGCGCCGAGATTGAGCGACAGCTACGGAAGTGGGAAAGCGCCAACGTCGACAAAAACGACAGCATCGGCCGACTGGCAAGTCGTGTTCGACATCTGATTGAAGTCGGCAAAAAGCACGGCGTGCCCGACGAAGAACTCGGCATTGTGACGAAAAAATGAGCGATAGCCAAAGACAAGCTGACCTGATGGACCGCGAGCGCCAGCGCATCGAGCGCATGGCGCGGCGTGATATTAAACGTGTGGCCAATGCGATGCGTGTCGAGGGTCTGCGGCGATTCCGCAATGGAGGAAACGTCGTCGAGGCGGCGATTGAGGCGTCCGCAGAGCTTGAAAACACGATGACCGATGCGCTGGTCGCCTCGCATCTGACAGCACGGCGGCGCATGATGATCACCGCGGGCAAGGCGATCAGTCGTTCCAATGTGGGTTTGATCGGTGCTTTTGACGGCGCGATTGAGTTCCTGAACCAGCGCCTGAATCTGTCGCCCGAGCAGATCAGGCAACTCCGACTCATGTACGGCCCTGTGGCGGTGCGTGCGATCGACGAAGCAAACGATGTGCTGGAGCGGCGGGTGCAGACGGCAGTGCGTGACGTGTCACGCGAGGGCCTGCATGTTGACGCCGGTATGTCGCGCGTTCGCCAGGCGTTCGAGTCGTCGGGCGTCAGCGTTGAAAATCCGTGGCTCTACGAGCAGGTATTCCGAACACAGACGCAGGTTGCCTATGCCGCGGGCCGCGATCAGGCTGCCGAAGACCCGGCCATCGCTGAAATCCAATGGGGCTGGGAGTACGTCACGGTTGGCGATGATCGGGTCCGCCCGTCGCATGTGCCGCTCGACGGGATGCGAGCGCCGGTTGATGATCCGATCTGGCGAACGCACAAGCCGCCGAACGGTTACGCCTGCCGGTGTTCGCTGATCCCCGTTTTCAAAACTGATGCTGAGGCCGTGACGCGGCGAGCGCCGACGACTTCGGTGGTCGATGGCATGACTGTACAGCCCGGCCCGGATGACGGCTGGGATTTTGAGCCCGGCCAGCTTTTCAAAGATACGATTCGCGTACGCGCTTTGTCCGCATCGGCGTGTGCGTGCTGCAAACCATGAGCATGGAGGCCCTATGTCCGATTCACTGATGACCGAACAAGAACTTGCCAATAAGCTGTCTTGCAGCGAATCTACGGTCCGACGGCTTCGCCAGTCCGGCAAAATCCCCTTTTATCGGCTGGGTGGTCACTACCGATACAACTGGCCCGACGTGGCAGTCCGCCTGTCGAACGATGACGATGACGATTCAGACGATGGCCGTGGAAAGATGAGGTCAATATGAAGATTGAAATGCGGTATCCTGTC